GGTGTATCAGTTTTAAATCGCTGGTCGCCAAAAAAATGTGTCACTTTTAAATCGCCGTTGACAATCCGGTCGTCTTGCCCGCCTCGCTCTCCACCTGGCCCGCGATCCGCTACACCTTTTCGGCCGTAGTGCCGGAGAACACCGTCTGCGGCGCGTCCGACCAGGACGCCTACCGGCTGCAGATCGATCTGTATGGACCGGAGTATGACGGCTTGGCAGATTTGCGTCTGTCGGTCTTCGCGGCGATTGAAACTGCCTTTGAATCCGCCGAGCGGCAACTGGACGCGCCCGAATTCGAACCGGACGCGCGGCTGCATCGGCGAACTATTGATTACCTCGTGTGGTTTGAGGTCAGCGTGTAAGCCCGTTGACTTGCCTGTCGTGAATGCTGCCTGACAGGGCGAGTCACCCATGACGCGCTTAAGAGGCGAAAGATGGTGTCGCGGAACGCGACGCCATCGACAAGCTGAATGGCAGTCAAAGGGGGTAACGTTTTGTTACACCCCCTGAGCAATTGATCACACACTTTTTCAGAACAGGTGAATCTCCATGTCCCAAGGTGCCACAACCCCCTTTAAAGGCTCGGCCTTTTTGATTGAATCCGGTTCAGGGGAAGCCAAAAAGATTACCGATATCAGTCAAACGAACCCTGCCGTCGTGACGGTCGCCAGCCACGGTGCCCGCACGGGCGAGGTGGTGACGATCACCGGCATGGCGNAAGCCGGCATGATCGAACTCATTGACGGCGGCTATCCTATTCAGGTGCTGAGCGACGATACCTTTGCCCTGATCGGTGTTGACGCCACCGGCTATCACGCCTACACGAAAGGGGCACGCGCCGCCGCCAAGCAGTGGCTGAATGTCTGCGAACTCAAAACGATCAACAAGCAGGGCGGCAGCATTGACCAGATCGATGTGACCACCATCTGTTCCGCCAAAAAGGAGTATGAGCCCGGGCTGGCCAACGAGGGCACACTACAACTGGATTTCAATTATGCCCCTGTCGCCGCCGCGCAACAGCAACTCGCCGACTACGAGCGCAACAGTGCCTCGTTCTGGATGAAACTCACGCTTCCGCGCCGCCAGGGACTGCTGCTGTTCAACGGCTCCCTGCAACAGGGCAGCAGCTTTCAGGGCGGCGTCGGTCAAGTCTATACCAGCAATGTCACGATCAAACTGTCCGGTGAAGTCGTCCATATCTTGCCTACCACCGCATGAGGTGAAAAGATGCCTGTCAAACTTTTAAGGGCCGCGTTTCAGCAAGCTGCCACCCCGCGCTACACCCCGGTCGAACTGCCAGGGATTGGTCGCGTTTTCATCAAGGAACTGACCGTCGGCGAGGTCAACGCGCACCGCGACGAAGACGAAGTCGGCGTTGATCTGGGCCGCAGTCTCGCCCGCATCCTGTATGCGTCCGAAGAAGGCGAGCGCCTGTTCGACCCGGACAACCCCGATGACGTAGCCCTGCTCAATCGGCTGCCCGCCCGTGTGTTGCACTGCTTGAATCAGGCCACCGGAGGAGAGGCGGGAAAAAACTAACAGCGCGGCGGCGGTTTCAGATCGAACTGTCGCTCGCGCTGGGTAAAACCCTTGAAGAGATCGAGAGGATGCCGGAGCGGCATTACCGCGAATATGCCGCTTACTATCGTGAGCAGCCCTTCGGTCTATGGCGGGAGGACTTTCGCTTCGCCTATCTGCTCGCGGCCGTGGCCGGCATGCTCGGCGGCAAGGGCCAGACACCGGGTGATTTCATGCCGTTTTATCGGCCTGCCGACCCGCACGATTTGCCATCGGAGATGCAGCAAGCGATTGAAGCGGTCTTTCCGAACGCCGTCGTCGTGCAGGCACGCGATTGAAAACCGTCTGAGCTAAAGGAGAATACGATGGCCGGCGACCTCGGACGGCTCAACATTCTGCTCGGATTGAATACGGCGGAATTTACGGAAGGGCTGTCCAAATCCGAATACGAGACGAAACGCTTTACCGACCGCTTCGCCCGTCAGGTCGGACGCATCGCGGGCGTGTGGGCCGGGATCAGTTCCGAACTGACCCATAAGCTACTGGAATGGCCCAAGCAGGCGGCCGAGGGCCTGGAACGGACGATCACGGAGATCGGCGAGATCGGCCTGGATGCCTCACGGGCCGGTGTATCGATCCGCGCGTTTCAGGAACTGGCCTATGCTGGCCAGGCAGCTCACGTCAGTGTCGCCACCCTCGGCAGCGGCCTGCGCTGGCTGGCCGGTCATCTGCAACGCGCCGCCTCCGGTGCGCGCGACGACGTGCGGCTCTTTCAGGCGATGGGGATTGCCGTTAGAGACGCCCGCGGCCAACTGCGCCCCACCCGCGAGGTGCTGCTTCAAGTCGCGGATGTCTTTGCCAAGTTACCCGACGGCGCGATGAAATCAGCGCTCGCCTTCCGTTTGTTCCGCACCGCAGGCGTTGAGCTGACCCCGATGCTGAGCGAGGGGGGAGCCGCGTTGCGGGAGGCTGGCCGTGAAGCGGAGCGCTTTGGTCTGTTGGTCGGAGAGGAGGCAGTGGAGGCAGCCCAGCGCTTTCACCACGATCTGACGAAGCTCAAAGCGCAGTCCCGCGCGCTGAGCCAGCAACTGGCCGTGGACTTGTTGCCTACGCTGGCGAAGTGGGTGAACCAGTTGCTTGAGCTGGTCGATACCTTCCATGCCGCAAGACAGGCCATCGGGAGTTTTTGGGGCGCGTTGTCCATGATGGCACTGCACTCGCCACACGAGAATCTTCAGCAGGACATTCAGGAGACCACCGAGCGTTTAGCCGATCTCAGAAAGCAGAAGGAAGTGCTGGAGTCATTCACCGGATTTAAACGCTGGTGGGAAAGCGGCGACATTGCACTCTTGAATTGGCAGATTGCCAAACATAAAGACCTGTTAAAGTACCTGCAAGCTGAGCAGAAGCGCCAACAAGCGCTCAAGGCATTAACGACGCACCCGGCCCAAAAGCTGCCCCAAGATGTCGGGCTTCAAAATCGATTAGGCGGCGCGCTGTTTCCCCGTGCGGAAACCAGCCGGATTGAGAACGCCATCCAAAGTCTGAATCGGTATATCCAGCGCCTGAAGGCGGAGGCGGCAGGCCTGAAAGAAAGCGCTCTGGCCCGTGAAGCCGCGGTCCGGATGCTCGATCTGGAGACGGCAGGCTTGAACAAAAACAGCCGTCAATATCGTGACCTTCACCAGCAACTGGAAGCCGCGCTGCAACTCAAAGCGCGCGCGGAATTCGGCAACCGACTCCAGGATTGGCGGGACAGCCAATCCCAGGCCTTAGACCAGCTGCGCTTTGAGATCGATCTGATCGGCAAAACCCGCGCGGAGATCGCCCAGCTGACCGCTGCGCGCCAGATCGACCTTCAGGTACGGCAACTGCTCGCGGAGGCGCAAAAGACGGGACTTATCCTCGACCANCAGGAANTCGAGCAGTTGACCCGGCAAGCCGAGCCTTTCAAGGCTCAGTTGAAAATGCTGGAAGCNGTGAAAGCNGACCGCCAAGCCATCNTCGATTTNTTCANNNGNATNGANCGNGCNGCGCACGATGCGTTNATGAATCTGTTCGAGTCCGGCAAAAGCGTGTTCGAGCGCNTGGGNGACATGCTAAAAGCCTCGGTGTTGGAGCTGCTCTATCAGCTGACCTGGAAGCGCTGGATCATTCAGCTTCAGGCCGAGTTTCTGGGCGGGGGTCTGTCCGGTCTACTCAGCAAGCTGGGACACTTCCTGAGCGGCGCTCTCGGTGGGGTGGGAAACGCCTCGCCTGCCGCTGTCTCCACTCAGGCAGCCGCCTCGCTGGCCCATGCCACGGGCAGCGGACTGCACGGCTTNGCNGNCGGCGGNNGGCCCNTNCCGGGTNTNCCNGCACTNGTCGGCGAANGGGGGCCGGAGGTGTTTGTGCCCGATGTNGCGGGNCGNANTGNTNCCNAATGCCGCCTTGCCTCAGTGGAGGGGGCAACCCANTGTGTNTGTCACCNTCAATNCTCANACAGGGGCATCCGAGCNGCGCNGCCAGGGCGCGGAAGCGTCNNTATCCCAACTGGCGCAGCGCATCGGGGGCGTGGTGCGGCAAGTGATCATCGAAGAACAGCGGCCCG